TCATGCGGGTAATTCAGGTAGACGTAGGGCAGCGTCATCTTGCTGTGCGCGTCAGGAACCTGCAGCTCCAACCACATACCCTTGCCGTTCCATCCAGTGCGCGAAACACGCTTGCCCTCTTTCAGGGCGCTGATTGCGTCTCCAAAGTTCATGCTCTGCTATACCCCCGTGGGTCTTCGACAACGGCTTCGACCGTGTCATCGTTAATCAGACGAAACTCCTTGCCCATCACCTTGAAGCGGGTGCCAGAGTAGGACCGGAAGATGATGAAATCGCCTTCCCTGCACCAAGGGCCGGACGGGAATTTGTTCTCATCGCTATAGGCCTCTGGGCCCGCTTTGATGACGAAGCCAATGACGGATGCCGTCTCCTCAGCCTTTTTCAGCTGATCTGGCATGTACACGCCACCTTCGGTTTTCTCGCTGACTTCGGGGACTGCAATCAGCAGTCTGTAACCGGAGGGCTCAGGTAGCTTCGCTTTGAGCTCCTCGTCCTCCACTTTGTTAGCCGTATACATAGTATCTCCTGCAGTGATTCAGGCTCACAGCGCCTTGCGCGGGACATCCGCGTAGCTCAAAGAAGTACAGCGGAGTGTATCAGTCCGCAATAAATCTTTTCTCTAGGTCCTTGATGTCGTCCTCCATGCGCTGGAGAGCGGTGTACTCTCCGGTGGCACGACAATAGTCCTCGTAGGACTTGGCACCGCCGTTGGCGAGGTGCTCCATCAGGCGCACCCGCTGCTCGGTGATACCGCGGAGGAGAAGGGCGAAGACGGTGTCCTCCATCATTTACCCTCACCGCCTTGGATTGGCCCTTGGCGCTGCTGTAGCGTGCGGGCAGCCTCGATGGCCAGCCGCGTGCCTTCCATCTGCGCTTTGACGTTCTCGCGAACAGCGTCGGTGGCCAGCTTTGCCATGGTGTTTGCCGCGGCCCGGTCGTTCTCGCTCTCGACGCGCTCCTGCTGGATGACGAGGTTCCCAGCCTGATTCGCGGCGCTGACCTGCAGCTTCTTGTTGTCGATGTCGATCTTGTGGTCCAGCTCGCGCTCTTTGAGCTCGATCTCCTTCATCTGGATGATCGTCAGCGGGTCCTGAGCCTGCTGCTGAGCCTGTGCGGCCTGCTGCTCTGCCATGTTCTTGTTGAAGAGCTTGCCCGCGGCCTGAGCCACAGCGCGCGACAGCTGGACCTCGACATCCTCCGGCAGCGGCTCGCCCTCGGGCGGCAGCGGTACGCCCAGAGTCATCTCGATCTCTTTGCGATACTGGTAGGCGAGATGCTCGGTGATGTGCGACATGGCCGCGGCCTGAATAGCCCCTGCGAACGGCGATTGGCCGACCATCTGAGCGATTTTCGGGTCCTGCATTGCCGCCATGTGGGCAGCAATGTGCGCCTCGTGGTCTTGGTACAGGAACGCCTTGACCGGAGTCTGCTGCAGCAGCGCCATGTTCTCGGCGACCGGGTCCATCGGCTTGATGTCTTCCGGAAGCTTGATGATGTCGCCCGCGTCTTGGATACCCAACACCTCGAGCATCTGCTGGTGCAGTTTACCCATGTCGTAGAGCTGCGGAGCCTGCTGAGACAGCTGGAGAGCCGCCTGATACTGCATGATCCGCTGAGCCATGGTGGCAGCGTTGGGGTCGGATACCGGGATCACGTCAACCCGACCGTCGAAGTCGTTGATCCGGTTGAAGTCGCCGTCCATCTCGTAAGCATACTCGGCGGGCATGTAGTCGTGGATGATCCGCGCGAGGATGCGCAGCTCGTGCTTCATGGCTGCGTGCAGGCGGGCTTGGACGCCCGACATGACCTTGAGGCTACGCTCGAGCAGGGCCAGCGTGGTACCCACCGGCGCGTTTGCGCTCATGTCCCCCACTTGGATGTCTGCCACGGAGCCGATGCGACGGCCTTCCTCGACGACGTTACCCAGTAGGGTGTACAGGACGCCCGACGGCTCCTTGTACGGCATCGGGAACAGGCTCTCGCGGAGCGTACCACCCGACACGTCAGCGTCACGCCATTCACCGGGCATGAGCGGAGTGTTGTCACCTTTGATACGCAGCGAGCGCGACTTTAGACCAGCTGGCAGGTTAGAGAGTGTACCCGCGTCGATCAGCTGGCGCAGGATTGATGTGGCCGACTTAGCCAGACCACCGATCAAGTGGATCAGACCCGTGCCGTAGAACCCCATCCCCGGCAGGTAGGGGTAGTGGGTGAAGTGCATCAGTTTGCGCTTCTTGGCGTCGTCTTCTTTCCAGTTACGGCGGATCGCAAGAACGATCCGAGACGTCTTGTCGATGGTGATGACGTAGGGCCGCGCTATGCCGTTGGAATCGGCGAAGGGCTCCGGCAGGTCGATGTCCACGTGCATCTCCAAGAGCGTGCGACGGGGGTCGTCCTCGTAAGTCTGCTCCTCACCAGCCAGCTCGGCGTACTTCTCCTCGACGTCCGTCAGGTCTTTCTCGGCATCAGGCAGCTCGACGTCGCGGTAGAAGCCCACAACCTGCAGCTCACGGACCTCGTTGTCCGTTTTCTTCATCACATGCGTGAAGCGCGGGCAGACGCGGAGGTTAGAGGCACCGTAAGACACCACGAAGTCCTCAGCGGGGACGAAAATCGACGCCGGACGCTCCAAAATGGGGTCATAATAGGTCTTTTTGAAGGCAGAACCCGCCAACGGCAGCCGGAACAGCATCAGCTCCAGCTCGTCGCGATACTCGGGCATCTCCTCAGTGATGAGGTAATTCATCTCGTTCTGGACGCGGTTGGCCTGATCTGCCTTCTCCGGCGTCAGTTTACCCATGATTTTTGTGCGGACAGGCCCGCTGGCGGGCATCAGCTCGCTCATTGCCTGCGCTTGGAACCGCACCACAGCCTCTGTCAGCATCGGGTGATACACCCCGGAGGCCCCTTGCCATGGCTGCGTGCGGTCCTCGATCTTCATACCCAGCAAATCAAGGCCGGTGATGTAGGCTGAGGCCCAGTCTTTGCGGCTCTCACGGTCAGACATGAAGGAGCTAACCAGATCGCTGGCGATGCTCTCAAGCTCCCCATCGTCAATGCTTTCGGCAAGGTTGGCATCGTGCTCGTTCGGGGAGTCGCCCTCTTCGTCGTCCTCGCCTTCACCGAAGTCGATTGTCACTTCGCCCGTGTCAGCGTCGATCTCGATTGACGGTTCTTCGTCAGTGGCAATGGCCACCTCGATCTCCGGCTCTTCTCCCGGTCCAAGCTCGAACGGCGTCATCGGCTTCTCGATTGCCATGGCATATCCCCTGTAGGTCTCGGAGAGACCTTAGCACGAGGTGTTAAACCTAGCAATGTGGTCGCGAGGGGCGCGGATGATGGATGATTAGCCGTAGCGCAGTCTGATCTTCGACCAACACAAAACCGCAGTTTCGGTGCGCCCCTCGGGAATATTGGTATCGCTGCGCTACAGCGACCACAACCCCCTTTAATGAAAATGGCCCGGCGGGGAGAAACGCCGGGCCACTCAGAGCAATCAACCCAACCTAGGAGCATCGCGCGTGGAGGGCACGCGATGAGAGTCTTGTAGCACGACTTTTAGTAATAGTCTACTTTTCTCCTATACGGCAGCTCATCGTCCTGCTCGTCGGTCGGCAGCTTGATGAACCCACCCTGTCGGAACCGCATCAGCGCCATGATCGTGGTGTCCACTTGGTCGTCGTTAGACGCGAACGGGAACCCGGCAACTTCCTCGACCAGCTCCTCGGCCCAACGTTTTGGCGGTACCCACACAAGCCCCGACGAGATGATGTCCGACACCGAGTTCAGACGTGCCATCTTGCTGTTGGGGTTGTTAGCCGTGCCCCGCACAGGCGTGTACTCCTGCACCATGACCCCAGCCCGTCTCATCTCCTGATACAGCGGCGTCCCCGAGCTCTTCTTTTCTACGATGAACGCGTCGGGCTCCCACTCCTGATACTCCTCCATGGACAGGGCCTTGAGCTCTGGGAACTCCATGCGCCGCTTGATGGCGTTGAGCAGGATGATCTGGTGCATGTTCTCCTCTTCATTGTAGAACACCCCCCACGTGGTCAGCGACGTGAAGTCAGCCCGGTTGTTAGCCTCTGCCGCGGCGTCGAGCGCCATTATGATGTACTCAACGTGCGGCGGGTCGTCGTCCGGCCACAGCCTCCACCAGTCCCGCTTGATGATTGACGCTTCCTCGCCCGTGGGGTTCTGCTGGTACTGCGCGTTCCACTGGAACACCGGCATTGACGCCTTTGTCCGCAGGAGTGCCGTCAGGTCGAAGAACTCAGGCCACAGAGCCTTCTGCACGATCTCACCGGTGGCCTTGTCCTCGATCTCCAGAATCGCCGGGTACTCCACGACCTCATACTGGTCGGAGCCCTCGTTGTTGGTCATGTCCTGAATCAGCCGCCCCGTCATGTCGTTTGCGTGCCACCGTGTATGCACGATAGCCACCCGCCCTCTGGGCATCAGACGCGTCCGAGCCCCGAACGCAAACCAGTCGTAGGCTTTGTCGAAGGCCGAGAAGTTACCGTTCAGCACGTCCTGTTCGGAGTGGGGGTCGTCAACCAACAGCAGGTCAGCACCGCGGCCCGCGAGGGCCGAGCCGACGCCTGTGGCGTAGAACTCACACCCCGTGCTCGTGGTCCACCGCCCGGCGGACTTACTGTCAGACGAAAGAGCGAGGTTCGGAAACACCTGCTGGTAGGGCTCGGAGTCGATGATGTTCCGCACCTTCCGCCCGAAATCCACAGCCAAATCGGCGGTGTGGGACACCAGCATGACCTTCTTCCCGGCGTTTCTGCCGATGAACCATGCCGGATAGTAGGTGGACACGAGCTGACTTTTGCCGTGGCGGGGCGGGATGTTGACGCACACCCGGTCTTTCTCCCCTCGCTCAATAGCCATCAGCTGGTCAGCCAGCAGTCTGTGGTGCCGTCCGACCTTATAATTGGGGTCCATCCACTGGCAGAACGCGATCAGGTCGTCTTTTGCAGCCTTGAGACGGGCACGTTTGTCCAATTCCTCGAGCATGCGCTCGACTTCGATGATCTCGGCGTCGTCCAAGGCATCGACGTTCTGCAGGAGAGTCTCAAGTTCACGTTTGTCGAAGCCAATGTCACTCATTGGCCCCGCCTTCTACGATTTCGGCGTCCTCTATCGGGGCTTCCTCCGCAGGAGTGATGTCCAGCACCATCTTTTCGAGCTTTTGGCGCAGTCGGTCCCGCAAATCGGCACTCGTCTGGTGTGTGACGGTGATTTCTTGCTTCTCAGTGAACAATCCCACGTCGGAAACCTTGCCGAGGAGCTCGAGGGCCTTCACCCGGATGCGGGCATCAGGGTTCTCAGTCTCCTGAATTAGCTTGTTAACCACCATATGACGCACCTGAGACGCCTCTTCGACGATCTTGTGGCCATAATCGTTCAGGATTTTCTCCGTGAGGAGCAGGGCAGCGGGTGTTTTCTTGGTTATAGAGTGCCTAGCGGCCTTGGTCTGCAGCGACGTGGGTGCACGTGCAGCCTGTCGAGCCGTCTCAGCGGCGTCATCGAGGTCCGCATCGCCGAATGTGATGTCCAAGCCCGCAGCTTCGAGCAGGCGGGCGGTGTTTGCAGCGGCCTCTAGGGTGGTCATGTACCCTTCGTTTGAATCTTTGTTCGAGTTGGGCATGGCCTCGTCGATGGGGAGCTCCAGCATGTGTCACCTCTTGTGCAGCGCTACGCGCAGATTTTTGTAGTATAGCCCCGCTTTGTACGTTTTGGGAGTCCCTAGTTGGAGAAGGGGGGCTTGGGTTTTGCAG